GATTCAGATTTATCTGAGACTCAAAAAACAAAATTGAGAAAAGAATTTCAAAAGTACGTTGGGTTTTTTGATCTTGAGACCAGAGGATGGGAATATGTTCGCAACATGCTTGTAGATGCAGAAATTTATTTTGAGCATATCATTCATAAAAAATACCCTAAAGAAGGCATTCTTGGTGTGCTTACAATTCCTTCTGATACTATTGATCCTGTCTATGCAAATGTTCAGAACATGAACATCAAAGGATATCTTCTCCGCAAGCCTGTTTATGATTTAAAGAATCCCTCCAAGGTTGCTAAGACTGAATTGGTACCAATGGATGTAAATCAGGTGACATACATCAATTCAGGAATTTGGAATGAAAACAAAACCGTAAGACTGCCATTCATCGAGAATGCTCGTCGTGCTTACAGACAATTATCACTCATAGAAGATGCGATTGTAATTTATCGCTTAGTTAGAGCACCAGAGCGCTTAGTATTCAATGTGGATGTGGGTAATATGGCTCCACCCAAAGCTGAAGCTTATTTGCGCAAGCTCATGACCAATTACTGGTCCAAGAGAACATTTGATGCAGACCAAGGTGCATCAGTACAAAAGTTTAACCCACAATCAATGTTAGATAGTTTTTGGTTTGCTAAGCGCCAAGGCAGTGAAGGCACAACTGTACAATCCTTGCCAGCTGGTCAAAATTTAGGCGAACTTGCTGATCTACTTTATTTTGTTAAAAAATTATATAAGGCTCTCAAGGTGCCTACAAGCAGAGTCAATCCTGATGATGTATTTAATGATGGTGCAAACATACTAAGAGAAGAGCTTAAGTTTGCAAGATTTGTTATTAGATTGCAGCAAAGATTTGCCGCAGGCTTGAAGAGCGGGTTCATTACTCAATTGAAACTCAAAGGTATTTGGGATGAAATGTCTCTTAGAGATGATTATCTTGTCCTTGATTTTAATGTACCAACAAATTTCTATGAATTGCGTGAAAATCAGAAATTTGAATTAAAGGCCAATAGCTTCAATACAATCACACAAAGTGATCTTGTGTCCAAGACATATGCACAAAAGAAATATTTAGGATGGAGTGATTCTGATATCATGGCCAATAGAGAATTCCTTAGAAAAGATAAAGAATTAATGTGGGAATTAGCACAGATAGAGAATGCAGGGCCCAACTGGCGTAACCAAGGTGCTACAGTAGCAGCACCTGGAGAAATGGGTGGAGGTGGGGGCGCTAGTGCTGCACCTGCTGGAACACCACCAGCTTTTGGGCCCACGCCAGAAACACCTGGTGAAGCAGAGACTGCAGCTGGGGGAACTGCTCCAGAAGCAGCACCAGAAACAGCTCCTGAAGCTGGCGGATCTGCGCTGCCTGCTTAATAAATAATTAAATGCCTTGTACAGACATCACCCCGATTACAGCTTTTCAAAGCACAAATCTAAACAGTAAGATTTGCTCTTTTAATAGATTAGGCGAGAGAATCATGAGAGCTCTAGGAGCTCCTTTGATAACAGTTGAAATACATCATGATCAATTGTACGAGAATATTAGTTTAGCGTGTGAAATGTTTTCCAAGTTTGCAGGCTACACAGAAGAGTATCTTGTATTTGATTCTGATCTTTACAAAGATAATAAAGGTCTAAAGCTTGACGAGCTCTTTAGTATTACACCGTCATTTAACAAAGTTGTTGATCCCACAGTACCTACAGTTTATGTCGCAAATGCCTCTATACCTGCAACAACCTTCTCAGCTTCATCATCTCTATCTGCAACATATCAAACCGGCATCTTTAAAAACCAAATATTTCAATCTACTGCTTATGCCTCAATAACAAGTTTTAGCTCTGCCTTGAGCTCATCATTTGATGCATCAGGTTCAAGAGATTGCAACACTGAAAGATTTGTTAATAGCTTTGACTATGACACAATGGACTACAGAAAAGTTCTTGAGATAGTGGATTTTGAAGAAGGCTCTTCCAGTGGTGTAAATACTCTGTTTACTATTGAGCAAACTTTGGCTCAGCAAACATATTTTAGTTACGCAATGGGTAATTATGGCTTTGATTTAATAAGCTGGTATGTACTGAAAAACTGGCTAAAAGATCGCGAGAAGCTTTTAGCACAAAAGAGATATTTCACTTTTGATCAAAGAACACAATATCTTACATTCTATCCACCACCCCGCACACCAGGGTCTGGGTCTCGGTTTTATGGTATTATCTCCTGTTATGTGGAACGTCCTTTAAGAGACATAATTAAAGAGCAATGGGTATATCAGTATGCCTTGGCATTATCCAAGATAACAGTTGGTACCATAAGAGGTAAATATCAAGGAACAAATCTGTTCGGTGGTGGCACTATAAATGCAGCCATAGCAGAAGATGGCAAAGCTGAGAAAGCTCAACTTGAAGCAACTCTCATGCAACAAGGAGCTGCAGGATTTGGCGATGCTGCACCACCCATGTTCTTTGTTGGCTAATTATGTTACCTCTTAAAAGAGATGAGAAGTACCGTCAAGGCATTTTCACACCTGTAAATAAATCCAAATACATTGGTAAAGATTTACCTGTGTTTCGTTCTGGTTGGGAATTAAAGTTTTTTAGATGGTGTGATAATAATCCAAATGTGCTTGAATGGGCAAGTGAATCAGTTATTATACCCTACGTGAGCAAAGCAGATGGTAAGGTACATAGATATTACACAGATGGCATTGTTGCAATAAGAGAAGGAAATAACATTGTAAAGTATATTATTGAAATAAAACCATCATCTCAACTCAGCGTTCCAACCAGCGGTAACAAGAGAAAAAGCACAATAAACTACGAAAATTATAGGTATTTACAGAATATCTCCAAGTGGGAAGCGGCAAAAAAGTGGTGTGATAAAAGAAACATGAAATTCTTAATATTAACAGAAAAAGAGCTAGGTCTTAAAAAATAATGCATTCTTTTAATAAATAATCATATGGCGCTTCGTCTTATAGTGGAGACACCACAAGATAACACAGACTTCGAATACATTTACGAAGAGAAGAATAATAAAGACCAACCAAAACTTTTTATTTCTGGCCCTTACATGATGTGCGAAACAGTGAACAAAAATAAACGCATGTATTCAAAAGAAGACATGTTCAAGGAAGTTGCAAGATACACAAAAGAGATGGTTGAATCAAAAAGAGCCATGGGTGAGTTAAATCACCCAGAATCTGCTGATGTTAATCTTGCAAATGCGTGTCATTTGGTCACAAACCTTAAAATGGAAGGCAATTTTGTGTATGGAAAATCACAGGTTTTATCCACACCTTCTGGTAAGATAGTTGAATGTCTCATTAAAGATGGTGTGAGTGTGGGCATGTCTTCCAGAGCACTTGGTGAATTATCAGAAGATAATGGTGTTAATAAAGTAACAAACATGAGACTCATTGCTGTGGATTGTGTTGCCGATCCAAGCTGCCCCAAAGCTTTTGTTAATGGAATTCTAGAGAGCAGGCAATATGTATTAAAGACAAATGGCGAACTAGAAGAAATGTATGATAGCTTTGCAAAAAGCATTGCAACTCTTCCCAAGCACGATGTCAATTCATTCCTAAAGGAACAACTACTCAAATTTATAAAAGGATTATAATAAATAAATTTATGAATCAAGAAGATAATAATTTTCAGCTCTCATCTCTAGAAGCTTCTAATCTTTCAGAATTTATTAGTAACATTTCTCAAGAAAAATATGCTGCAGCTAATAAATATTTACAGGAACTACTTGATGCTAAGCTAAAAGCTAGAATTCAAGCAGCTTCTAAAAAAGAAATTTTTTAATATGGAAAAAACAATAACAGATACACTCAAAGAAGCAACAAAAGATATCCTCACAGAGGATGTTTTAAAAGAAATCGAAACAGCTTTTAATGCTTCAGTAGATCAAAAAGTTAAAATTCACGTAGAAAAAGCTCTCATGGAGCAAGATGAAGATTATAGTAAGAAGCTCGAAAAGCTTGTTGAAGCCATTGACACTGATCATACAGCCAAACTTGACAAAGTTGTAGAAGCTCTTGATGCTGATAGAGCTGAAAAATTAAAACAAGTTGTTAAGAAATATGAAACAGCTCTTCATACTGAAGCCACCACTTTTAAAGAAACACTTGTTAATACAATTTCTAGATATCTCGAAAAGTATTTAGATGAAAAACTTCCTCTTGCTGATATTGAGCAAGCCGTTAAGAACAAAAAAGCTCTTAACATGCTCACTAACTTAAGAGAAGCTCTTGCTGTTGACATGGCTCTCTCTAATGATAGCATTAAAGAAGCTGTAGTTGATGGTAAGAACAAAATCGATGAAGCTGTACAACAGCTTGAAGCCTCAAATAAGAAGGTAAATGAGCTAACAAATGAGCTCAATAAAATGAGAGCAGATCTTGCTCTGGAGAAGGTCGTTCAAGACCTTGATACAGACAAGAAAGTATACATGAAAAAGATGCTTAAAGGTAAATCTGCCGATTTTATTACAGAAAACTTCAAATATACATTGGGGCTTTACGAGAAAACCGAAGAAGAGAGACTAACAGGTCTTAAAGAAGAAGCAGTTAAACAAACTGTTTCTGAAAAAGTGGACAGACCTGTTATCGCTGAGTCAGTAGTTGAAGAAAATACAGATGAACCTGGATTTAAGAACTACATGACAGAGCTTAGCAAGTACTAATTTCCTTTTCTTGAGGGTAATCCTGAACAGAAAAAAATAAAGGTCGACATTATCTCTTTGGAGATTTATAATAATTATGGCAAACATACGTCCTTCACAGTCTTACATCAGTGAAGATCGCGCCAAACTATTGATTGAGAAGTGGGGTCCAGTATTGGATTACACCTCAGCCAATGTTAGAGCGATTGAAGATGATCACACTCGTTTGAACACCGCCATCCTCTTGGAAAACCAAGAGAAGTGGTGTTTCGAAGCTAGCAACGTCGCTGGTGGAACCCCTGGAGTTTTCAGCAATAACACAATTAATGCTGGTGGCTACGGAAATCAGTTCCCCTCCCAGAACGACGGCGCTTATGCTCCTAACGATTCGCGTCTTCCTAAGATCCTCATTCCGATGATTAGACGTACCTTCCCTGAGTTGATTACTAACGAGATTGTTGGTGTACAGCCCATGAGTGGCCCAGTTGGTCTAGCCTTCGCCCTCCGCTACAAGTATGAGAGCGATGCACTAGGTTACAACACAACAGGCAACCTTGACGCTTCAGCAACAACAAATCTTAATAATCCTCAGCTACAGTCAGACGGTGACGAGTTGGGATATCAGTATCTAGATACTAGATTCACTGGTACCTCTTCTGGTTCGCTCTCTGGTAATGCTACTTACTTCCCAATGGTTGATCAGGATCAGGGTGTTGCTCAGTTGCTCGCTAACTTCGAGCTAACAAGCAAGATTCCTCAGATCGTTGTCAGCTTTGAGAAGACAGCAGTAGAAGCCGGTACACGTAGATTAGCTGCTCGTTGGTCTGTTGAACTCGAGCAGGACTTGAAGAACATGAACGGTATTGATATCGACACTGAGCTCACAAACGCAATGTCTTATGAGCTACAGGCCGAAATCGATCGTGAAATGATCATCAGAATGATCCAGACAGCTCTAAACGGTGGCTTTGGCCGCGGTTTCTCTGTTTGGTCTCCTGCTTCCGCAGACGGCCGCTGGCTAGTTGAACGTAACCGTGACTTCTATCAGAGACTCATCGTTGAGGCTAATCGTATTGCAGTACGCAATCGCCGTGGTTCCGCTAACTTTGTTGTTGCGACACCTCGCGTTTGTGCTATCTTGGAAATGCTCCCTGAATTTCAGTGGGTACCAGTCCAAGGTAACGTCAATACACAGCCCGTCGGTGTAGCAAAGGTTGGTTCACTTGGTGGTAGGTTCAATGTTTATCGTGACACACGTACAGAAGCTCAGTTTGAGCTTGGACAAGGTGGAAACTACAGTGGATCCGGCACATACGGTTCCTCTCAGTATCGCACCCAGCGTCTCGAATATGCTCTCTTGGGTTACAAGGGACCAGAATTCTATGACACTGGTATCATCTACTGTCCGTACATCCCCGTCATGGTACAGAGAACAATTGGACCCAATGATTTCGCTCCCCGTGTTGGTCTATTGACCCGCTACGGAGTAGTCGATAACATCTTTGGTGCTAACCTCTACTATC